GTAGGAAATGGTGTACAGCTTTCTTTCATTCACCGGTAGATTTTCATAGAATTCAAACCCTACTTCATTGATTTTAAACAACAGATCCAGGTCTTCTTTTTTCACATGCCGTCCTGCACTGGTCCAAAGTTTCAAAGGTCAAAGCCTCATACCGCGAGGCATGCTGGGCCATGGTGCTCGAGCAAGCGGGGACCGTAAGACCAGACATCGATGGCAATCTGCACCTGGTGCTCGAGTTCGTGCCGCCCGACCGGCGCAGTTACGATCGCGACAACCTGGTGGCCAGGATGAAATCCGGCCTCGATGGCGTCGCTGATGCACTCAAGATCAACGACAAACAATTCACAACACTGACTGCACGAGTGGACGCGGGGCAGATTGGTGGTTTTGTACGCGTCCAAATTTCGAAGGAATCCAACAGATGAACATTGCAATACTCACCGGCAACCTGGGGCGCGACCCCGAACTGCGCCAGCACAATGGCGACAACATCCTGAACTTTGCCATCGGCGTGGCCATTGGCACCAAAGACAAACCCGAAACAATGTGGGTCGACTGCGCACTGTGGGGTAAGCGGGCAACCAGCCTGCAACCATACATGGCCAAAGGCCAGCGCGTGACCGTCAGCGGGCCGATCAAACTCGAGGAATACAAAGCCAAGGACGGCACGCCAAAAACGCGCCTGCGGCTTTCTGTGGACCAGATAGACCTACCGCCAAAGGGTGACGCGCCAGCGCGGCCACAACAAACGCAACAAACGCAACAGCCTGCCGGTGACATGGCAGACATGGACGACGACATTCCATTTTGAGGTACCCAATGAAAACTTACGACGACTTCGTAAAGATCCGGGGCTGGGCGCACCAGCGCAACCTGGTAGCCGGTAGCACCACCGACAAGCAATTCACCAAACTGATCGAGGAGATAGGCGAGTTGGCCGCAGGCCTGGCACGCAAAGACACGGTCAAGGTGATGGACGGTATCGGCGATGCCGTGGTGGTGCTGACCATCCTGGCCGAGCAGATGGGCTTCAGCATCGAGGCCTGCATTGAGATGGCCTACGACGAAATCAAGGACCGCAAAGGCCGGATGATTGACGGCGTTTTTGTGAAAGACGCGGATCTGTAAAAAAATCCTTGACACATCCTCTTGGTATTGGTTTAGAATTAGAAAACCATCAACCAAGAGGAGTGTTAAATTGGATTCACCACGCATTCAAGCCGCCAAAAACGGCGAGCGCAAGTACACCGGTAAGCCCTGCAAAGCCTGCGGCGAGACACTGAGGTACACCATCAACGCGGCCTGCGTTGCATGCACCAACAAAGCCAAAGTCAAGAGCGATGACACGATCCGCTCATTGCTTGACCAGGCCAAGGCAGGTGCGTGATGCACTACTACAACTTCAACATTGGTGACTACATCAAGCACACGATGCATTTGACTGTCGAAGAAGACATCACATACCGTCGCCTGCTTGACCTGTACTACGACACCGAATCCCCAATACCAACCGATATCCACTGGGTTTCCCGTCGGTTACGCATGGGTTCTGAAGTCGTCGAATCAGTGCTCAAAGAGTTTTTTGATCTGACCGATGAGGGGTACCGAAACTACCGTGCTGACGCTGAAATTGCGGACTATCACGCGTACATCGACAAGCAACGATCGAACGGAAAGCTAGGCGGGAGGCCGAAGAAAAGCAATGGGAAACCCACCGCTAACCCAAGCCAAACCCAAGCTGAACCCAAAAAAAGCCTAAACAACAACCAACAAACAACAACCAACAAACAACAACCAATAGTAAAAGCATTGGCCACACCTGACGGCGTGTCACCTGCAACCTGGTCTGACTTCTTGCAAGTTCGCAAAGCAAAGAAGGCACCAGTCACAGCGGCGGCAATCTCAGGCATCGAGCGGGAGGCACGCAAAGCAGGTTGGTCGTTGGAGAAGGCATTGCTCGAATGCTGTGCCAGGGGATGGGCAGGATTCAAAGCAGACTGGGTAGCAGACAAAGGCCCACAGAAAACCCAGCACCAACTGAACAACGAAGCGATGGCCAGGTCGATCGGCCTGATCCCAAAGCAAGACGAATATCAAGGAACCATCATTGAAGGGGAAATTTATGACGCCGAATCCAATACTGCCAAACGCCTGGGTTGAGAAGATCTTTGCCAGGCTCCAGGGTATTTACGGTCGAGAGTTCACCGGGCAGTTCAGCACAGGCGTGGTCAATGGTATCGATGCTGGACTTGAAAATGCAAAGGCCACATGGGCTGAAGAACTGGGTGGATTTGTGAAGTGGCCAGAGGCCATTGCATACGCACTCGAGCACTTGCCTGAACGCGTGCCCAACTGCATCAAGTTCAAAGAACTGTGCCGCATGGCGCCAAGGCCTGAACCACCAAAGTTGGAACACAAAATTTCTGAAGAGCAGATGGCGATCAACAGAGCCAGGGTGAAAAAGATGATGGACGAGTTGCGCGACAAGATGGCAATACCAAAGGAGAAAACATGAGCATGATTAAAACAATTTCGATATGGCTTGCTTTGCTGGCCGCATTCTTAATCGTCAATCAGATGGATTACGAAGACGCCATCAAGGAAGAGCAACACTACTGCGACATGGTGCGCGAAGGACACTGGCCAGCATACAAGCCTGAGATCGATTGCAAGCGCGTCAATCCAGAGCACATGGTAAGAGGAATCAAATTATGAGCAACATCGACAAAGCCGCAGAACACCTGGGCGCCAATGCACTGAAGATGATCAAACTCATTTTGCTCAAACACGATGCCGCAATCATCGAAGCCAGCCAGGAAGCGATCGAAGCCGCAGTACTTGCAGAGCGTGAGGCTTGCAAAAAGATTGCTGTTGAGATGTCCAACACGCAAGCCAACATGAACCAAACATGGCGCAATGCATGCATGGATGTTGCCAATGAAATCGAGGCAAGAGGCCGCGCATGAAAAAGCGAAGCAAGTACAGACCAAAGCCAGTGCTTGCATTGCCAAAGATTTTTCGCCACAACAAACAAGCGGAGGTCGATTTGCAATTCATACCGCACATGGAATTGGAAAAGTTTAAGACTGGCGATGCTGACGAGTACACATGGAACACCGTGTGCTTTCGATTGAACTGGGGTTATGTGATGTCTGGTGACCACTTTGATTCTGTCGAGGCACGCGAACTGATGGAGAAATCATTGGCCGCAATCAAGTCAATAAAAGACAGGCACGACCGGACAAGCAAGTGGGGCACGACAGGCGAAGAGTTCAACATCATTGGCCAGGCGTTGAATCTCACAGATGAAATGCAATTGAACACAACCAGAAGGCAACAGGATGAGTCGTTGAACACACTGTTGAGATTGAATGAATTGAAGATACGAGGTGCGTTATGACATACGGCAATGCAGACCAAACCTACCAGGACAGACAAGGCGTCGGCGTCAACATTGGCGAAGAGATGTTCGAGCAATGGTGCGAGCGCAATGGATGGAACTGCACACGCCTGGGCTTTGATGAGAAGTTTGCCAATGTGGGCGCTTTCTACAACTTGAACCCAATACTGCGCAACATGCCGGACTATGTGATCCAGCGCGACGAGCGCACATTCGTGGTCAATGTCAAAGGCACAGCCAACATCAAAGAAAAAGAGCGTTTGCTTTTGCCTCAGTTGATCGATGCTTACTCAACGCAAAAGGCACCGCTGATCTACATGTTTTGCATTCGCAATCAACGCATGAAGTTTGCAGAAGCAGAGCACATCATCGAACTGTATGACATCGAGTCAGACAAGAAGTGGCACGACGGTGTCGTGTACCGAACAATCAACCTAATGTGTGTGAGGTAGCCATGGCTGAAGCATTGATGAATCTTGGAATACTGCTGATTGGAATTGGTGTCGGCGTTTTGATTTGTGGCGCAATAATTTATTTTTACCTGGAGAACGACAAATGAAATTTGCACGAGTGTTTGAAGTGGCCCGCTATGGCCAGATCGTTATGTTGAAACAACAGAACCAAGAGGGCGCACCTGAGTTGCGTTTCTTCTGCCAGCCAGAAGGCTATGGCGTGTGCTCGTTTGCAATCGGCTGGAACGATGACGACAACGCAGAGTCAAAACTCAATCATGCATTTGATGCCATGGTGATGCGCGAAGCCATCGAGATCTGCGACGGCTACTTTAAGCACATGGCCGCATCGGCGCAAAAGCATTGACGCCGCGTGAGAAATACGAGATCGATGTCACGCTCCACGATGGGCGTGTCGTCGGCTCATGGTCCCGCGAGTGGATGGTCGAATGCGAAGCCAGGCATTTGCTTTCAATGCCACTGCATAAGCGCCGTGACCAACTGGACGAACGCGTAAAAAAACGAGGCGCCAAATCTGTCGATGAACTCAAAGCAGTGATGGCCTCAATACACACCAAAAGAAAAAAATGACAGCACTTGAACAAGCAAAAAAAATTCTCGACCGAACGCGTGAAGGTTGGAACATAAGCCCACAACAAATAAATTGGGCGCTCGAAATTACCGGCGACATCGTTGCGGAAAATTCAATGATGATGCAAAATCAATACTGTGCAATCTCGCACGACTCTCAAGGAGATGATCATGGGCTATGGCAAAGACAAGGGAAAGAAACCCCCAAAGCGTTAAGCAGTACCCTGATGGAATGAGATGAAGGGAAAAAAGCGCGTGCATTTCGTTGCTGTTAATGAGCAGGGATACCGAATCGGGGCGTCCCATCACAATGCCCGCCTCCCGGATGAGGTCATAGACAAAATCCGTGACATGCACGAAGACGAAGAAGTCGGCTACCGCAAACTCTCCAAGATCTTCGACATTCCATTGAGCACAATCAAAAAAATTTGCAAGTACGAGCGAAGAGCGCAAACCCCTGATAGATGGAAAAAGATCATCGATGAAAGCGAAGACTGAAAAGCGACCAATGGGCAGGCCACCAGAGCCTGTGCCGCAGGACAAAGTCGAAGAGATCTGCGAGTGGATCACGACCGGCAAAACACTGCGTGAGTGGTGCCGCAACAATGGCATCCACTACTCGACCGTGTACCTTTGGATGGGGAAAGACAAAGACTTTGCTCAACGCTTCGCGCAGGCGCGTGAGATTGGCCATGACTGCATTGCCGACGACGCGCTCGAGATCATCGACACCGAGCCATTGATGACAGGTGGTGACAATCCAAAATACGACAGCGCCCATGTGGCCTGGCTACGCAACCGCGCAGAGTACCGGCTCAAGTTGCTGGCCAAGTGGAACCCGAAAAAGTATGGCGACCGCACAACCTTGGCCGGCGACCCTGACAACCCGTTGATGGAGCCGATGGACGACACCCAGCGTGCGGCCAAACTGCAAGCGATCCTGGCCACAGCCCAGGCGCGGAAAGCCAAGAATGGCGGCGGCGTTTGATCCTGCCTTGCTGGCGTATCTGACCGACGAAGAACGCGCAGAACTCGACTCACTGCTGACCAGCGACAAGACGATCTGGCGCCCCTTGCCTGGCCCGCAGACCATGGCCTACGAAAGCGAGGCCGACATCATTGGCTATGGTGGCGCGGCGGGTGGCGGCAAGACCGACCTGGCCTGCGGCAAAGCCCTCACAAGCCACCGCAAGGTCGGCATCTTTCGATTGAACGGCACCGAACTCACCGGCGTGCTGGACCGCATCACCGAACTGCTCAATGGCCGCAATGGCTACAACGGCAAAGACAACATCTGGCGCACCAGGCGTGCCGACGGCGTGCAGATCCAACTTGAGTTTGGATCGTTCCCAAACCCGGACGACGAAAAGAAATACCAGGGCCGACCGCATGACCTGCTGGTCTTTGACGAGGCCGCAAACATGCGCGAGTCTGCCGTGCGCTTTCTGCTTGGCTGGTTGCGTACGACCGTGCCTGGCCAGCGTTGCCAAGCCTTGCTGACATTCAACCCGCCGACCACAGCCGAGGGCCGGTGGATCATCCAGTTCTTTGCACCATGGCTGGACAAGAAGCACCCGAACCCGGCAGAGCCTGGCGAACTGAGATTCTTTGCAACCGTCGACGGCAAAGATGTCGAGGTCGATTCGGGTAAACCCTTTACCCACAACGGCGAACTGATCACGCCGCTGTCGCGAACCTTCATCCCGTCGAGGATCAGCGACAACCCTTACCTGATGGGGACCGGCTACATGGCACAACTGCAATCACTACCCGAGCCACTGCGCTCACAGATGCTCTACGGAGACTTCCAGGCGGGCATGGAGGACGATCCCTGGCAAGTTATACCCACAGCCTGGGCCGAGGCCGCTATGGCCCGCTGGAAGCGTCCTGACAAACTCCTGCCGATGGACAGCATGGGCGTCGATGTGGCCCGAGGCGGCAAGGACAACACGATCATCGCCAAGCGGCACGGCATGTGGTTCGATGAACCGCTGGCCTACCCTGGCACGCAGACGCCGGACGGCCCGACGATCGCCGGCCTGGTGGTGGCCGCAGTGCGTGACCGCGCACCGATTCACATCGATGTCATCGGCGTCGGCTCCAGCCCGTACGACTTCCTGAACGAGATGGGCCAGCAGGTGCTGGGCGTCAATGTGGCAGAGGCCGCGCTGGGCATGGACAAGAGCGGGCGCTTGCGGTTTAAGAACCAGCGGTCCGAACTGTGGTGGCGCATGCGTGAGGCTTTGGACCCGGCCAACAACACCGGCGTTGCGTTGCCACCAGATCAACGCCTGCTGGCTGACCTGTGCGCACCGACCTGGAAACTGGTGGGCCAGACCGTGGCCGTGGCCAGCCGGGAAGAGATCCTCGACAAGATCGGGCGCTCACCTGACTATGCTTCGGCCTACTGCCTGGCGCTGATGGACACCCCCAAGCGGTCGATCATGCAGGAACTGGGAGCCTACAAACGAAGCAAGGAGCACGATCCATATGCGCACCTTTGAACAAGTGGCCACTGGCCTCGATGTCGAACCGATCCGAACCAGGCTCGAGGAGATGCCGCACTTATGGGACGAGATCACAGCCCGCCAGGAGTACACCGGCACAGCACATACTGACACGCATTGCATCTATCCGCGTGGCCCGTACAAGTTCACGCCCTACTACTACATGTTCCACACTGGCGCGTAC